TCATTTGCAAAGGGCTCTGCCATAAGCCCTTTTTACTCTGGCGCATAGTTACTGACAAGCAAAAACGCGCAAATATGCGCTATCTGGCGTATATCACTGAGAGGATTGGTGCGCTGTGCAAAAGCTCTGCACCATATTCATACTCCTCATCCGATGACGTCGAAACATACACGCCAGCCCCCAGAAATTTCCTGATGCAACATATGATGCGGTTGCCTGCCTGTAAAACCACAACGCAGAGATCATCGTCCCGCAAGGGCTCGTCAGGATCAGCAAAGCACAGGTCGCCGGTTTTCAGGGCGGGCTCCATGAGCATATTAGGGGACAAGACACAGAAAGCGTTGTCGCGCCCACGCATCACCGGAGGCCGTTCAACTTGCGTTGATAAGGCTTGGTCATAACGCACGCAGCCCGATCCTTCATCAGGAAGGGCGAAGAAGCTCATCATGTCTATTGGTGGTATTTTAGCACTTGGCGTGTCGCTGATGATGTCAGCGGGCGTGCATCCGAGTATTTCAGCCAGCTTCTCTAGATGCTTACCGATGCGCCTCTTGCCGTTCTCCATGCGGCCATATTCTGCCTGATGGATGCCGAGTTGGTCGGCAATTGCTTTCTGGTTGTAGTCTGTCGCGTCCCGGAGGAAGCGCAGGTTGTTTGCATATTCCATTTTTTGATTCCATTTCTCAGCCGCGCGCATGGCGGTGCTGTTGGTATGTTTTGCCATCTCCAAGACTCCAGTACCGAAGCCGCTGCGCGGCTTGGCGGCCCATTTGCCGACCCTCGGTTGGAACGGTTAGCGGATGATGGCGGGGCTGTAGCCCAATCATCGTGAATCAAAAGGTGGGGCATTAAATGCACGGATGTCTCCTTTACCATTGCGCATAACCTACCGCAAAAACGCGCAGAGTTGCTAGAGAATAATGACCGTTCAACTAAATCTACCTTGACAGACGCGCAATCACGCGCAACTATGCGCAATAGGAAACACCAGCGTTTGTGGTTTAAAGATGAAATTATCGCAATATCTAGTGTCTCGCGGGCTTTCACAGAGTGATTTCGCAAAGAGGTGCAGTGTTTGTCAGGCCACAGTTCACAAATGGATTTACGGTTATTCTGTGCCCAGCGGCAAACGCATGATGCAAATTCATCAACTCACAGGCGGTGATGTTTCGGTCGACGATTGGATTCGGGAGACGAACATTGACCAAGAAGCAGAAAAGCAAGCGCTGGACTGACGAGAGGCGCGCTGCACACAGCAAGGCGATGAAAGCGCACTGGGACGCTAAAAAAGTCAGAACCCCCGCCGCGCCAGCGAAGACGGCACCAGCCGCACCCCTTCCAACACCTCCTGCGGGCCTTTTTGCTAGATTGGTTCGCTTTTTCAAAAGCTGATGGGAAAGCCATCCAGAGACAAGGGCTACCGCGGCGAAGCCGCCGTCGTGAGGCAGGCGGTCGAGCATGGCGTAGCCGCCCAGCGTGTGCCGCTATCTGGTGCTGCGCAGGGCTATCCGGGTGATGTGATCCTACACGCCCTTGGCGAGGAATGGATCACCGAGGTCAAGGTGCGGGCCAGCGGTTTCAAGCAAATCTACAAGTGGAAGGGCGACAACGACATCCTCGTCATCAAGTCGGACAGGAATCCGATGCTGGCGGTGATGGACTTGGGTGACCTGCTGGATATCTTGGCAGGCAAGCACGGAGCGAAGACATGAGTATCGCTGCCGTTGCATGGGCGTTTGAGCAACGCTTGAAAGACCCAACCGCCAAGCTGGTCTTGATCGGGATCGCCGACAAGTACAATGAGGCTCTCGGCTACGCTTACCCATCGATGCAATGGCTGGCAGACTGTGCCGATTGCACCCGCCGCACCGCCCGCGTGAAGGTCGGGCTCCTGCATGAAATGGGGCTCGTAGTGCGCGAAGAAATACGCACCGGCGACACCAATATGCCCAACCGATATCATATCCCGCACCTTGCAGGGGGGGTAGGAAAAAAACACCGGGGGGAGGAAGCAGCTGCTTCCGGGGGGGGGTTGCCTACAACCGGGGGGGTAGGAGACCAGACTTCCGGGGGGGTAGGAGATCAGGCTTCCTACCCCCCGGAGACCAGATCTCCTACTAACAATAAGAAACTATATGATAACGATAAGAAACAAAGAGAGTCTCTGCGCTTTGCTTTCGATCAGTTTTGGGAGGCGTGCCCGAAGAAGATCGGGAAGAAGCCTGCCTTCGATGCGTTCGTTAGCGCTTGTGATGAGACAGAGCCCTTCACGCTTATCAGCGCCATGCAAGCCTATGCCAAACATCATCGCGCGGCTAACACCGAAGGGCGCTACATCATGCACCCATCGACATGGCTGAACCAGCAGCGCTGGGAAGATGAGCTTGTCAGCGAGGAGCCGGCTGTGAAACGCTCATGGTACGACTGTGAAACGCAGGAGGAATTCATGGAAAAGATCATGGGCAACGAGATGACCATGAACCGTGCCTTGCAGTTTCACAGCGACATCTTCCGGGTAGCCATCCAAAAAGGCTGGATCAGTGAAAAGCCCAAAGCCACTAAAACCTTCGGCTGAGTTTCTCCAGCACCATACCGTCGAGGAGGTCGAGACCGCCAAGGCAGGGCAACGCCGCACGCGCGTCACCGACCAGCTTTGGATCGATTACTATCTCAAGCACAAGCACATCACGCAGCATCAGTTCCAAGCCGCAGAGCAGATGCTTGCGCTCTACCGCGCCGCTGGCGGCCCGCAGAAGATCACCGTGTCGCTTGAGACGCTGCCGGGCCCCTCTGCCAGCGATCAGTCCGAGAGGGGTGCAAACGCGCTCATGGATTATTTCAAGCTGAAGCGGATCATGGGCACAGAGTTGTTCGGATGTGCGCAGGAGGTGGTGGTCTATGATTGCTCTGCGCCTGAGTGGGCCCGCAGGCATGGACGCAATCCAAAGGCTGCAACCGAGATCATGCGTATGGCGTTTGACGCACTAGAGGATGCTTTCAAGAATCTTCGCAGCAATTGATTTCGACCGCCTTGATTGTCAGGCCAATCTGCATGGCGATTTGCGGCACGATGGCGTTGCCTAGCCCTTTAAGTCTGTCCACCCTTCTGGGTATCCCATGAGCCACTCGACCCACGCCGGGTTCAGGGAGCCAGAAACTTGGCCCCTTTCTTGGACTGTCGCGTCCAGATAGCCCTTCTCCAGTCGGTGATTGTGGCTCTTGCTCCCCAGCGGGCCGGTGCCCTTCCATCCGCTTGCGCGTGGCGTCGGCCACATTTTTGCTTGATCTGCCAAATTCGCCCCGAAGGTTGAGTTTGGATTTGTCTGACTGATCCGACGCCCTTTCTCGTCTAGCTTGCGCGGGCCACCTGTCGCGTCTGTTGTTCTTGGAGTTGCCCACATTCCTGGCCCCCAACTGCCAGCATCCCGATTCCGCATTGATGGTGCCATCTGGTTCGCCGTCGCTGTCGGCGTGTGCAGCAATGATCCAGACCCTATCGCGTCTGTGCGGGGCACCGACGGCGCAAGCTGGAACAACAAACGGTTGGACGGCGTAACCTTCGCCTTCCAGGTCAGATAGCACTTGGTCGAGTCCCAAGCTGATGTGTCCAGAAACATTCTCGAAAACGCACCAAGCCGGCCGCTTCGCTTGCACAATGGTAAATATTTGCGGCCAGATGTGACGGTCATCTTTCTCGCCTCGTCGGACCCCGGCCTGACTAAATGGCTGGCATGGGTATCCTGCTGTGAGAATGTCGCAGTCTGGAACAAGTCCATTTGGGTCACTACCTAACTCCTTCACGTCTTCCGCTATCGGCACTCCGGGCCAATGCTTATCCAGCACCTGACGGCTCCATGCCTCGATGTCACAAAACAACACTGGCCGTGAAAGGCCAGCCCACTGAAAGCCAAGAGCAAAGCCGCCAATACCACTGCATAAATCGACATGGCGGAGCAACTTACGCATCGATATCTATCAGCCCGCTCCCACCGCAGCGCTCACATTCCAGCAGCCGCTCATCAAAGGGTGAGCAAGCAACGCCCGGTGGCACATAAACCGTGGCCTCGTACCAAGCGCGGCCCTCGCCGTTGCACTCGTCGCAGTCTTTCTTTTCTTCCCAGATGCCGGGATGGGTCATCACGCGGGTGATCTGATCGCTCATGGCAGTGCGTCCTGCCAGTAGTCGGCCTCGGCTGCTTCGACAGCTTCTACCGGCTTCAGGCCGTCGCTGTAGTAATCACGCCAGCTTGCGTCAGGCAGATCGTCCAGACCGACGCAGTAGCGGTGCGTCACAAGCAGATCGCAGTGCTGAAGCCATTTGCCAAAAAGCTCCTCATCGCCGCTGCTGACCTGTTCGCATAGGGCGCCGCCCATGATCACTTCCACAGGAGCGGGTCGGGAAAGACCAGCACCATCACCACATACAGCATCACGCACAAACCGAAGAACAGGACCGTGGCCAGGACTTGCTCCAGCCAGAACCAGATATCGTCTTTCATGCTCACCTCCATGCACAAGGAAGTTAAATCGAATTAGCTTCCATATATGCGCATATTATACCTCAAAGTAAAAAGTGGTAAAGCATGATTGCGCATACTTGCGCAGCGTCGACGCATCTGATAGGGTTTATCGCAGAGTGGGTTTGTGCGCCGCGCAAACTGCTCTGCACGAAGCACCTGTTGTTTTCATTTACATCTCATGGCATGGCGCTTCGTTCCTCCTAGTGGATGGGGCCAGTGCGCTGATGCTCTTGCAGCCGCTGGCCCTTTTCTTTGCCGGTGATTTTATGTCCGACATCAACATCGAATATCGCAGCACGGCTGAGATCACGCCGTATGCACGCAACAGCCGCACGCATAGCGATGAACAGGTGGCGCAAGTTGCCGCCAGCATCAAAGAGTTCGGCTGGACTAACCCAATCCTTGTCGATGAAACAAACACGATCATTGCAGGGCACGGCAGGCTCATGGCGGCGCAGCGCATGGGTATGGCCGAGGTGCCAACGATCATGCTTGCCAACCTCACCGAGGCGCAGAAGCGCGCGTATGTGATCGCGGACAACAAGCTGGCCCTCAACGCAGGCTGGGATGAGGAGATGCTTGCGGTCGAGATCGAAGACCTGATCAGCGAAGGATTCGATCTGGACCTGATCGGCTTTGAAGCCGAAGAGATCGATACGCTGCTTGCAGAGGCCAACAAGGTCAGCGAAGGGCTGACGGATGATGATGCGGTTCCAGAGCTACCGGAGGAGCCGGTAAGCAAGCCGGGTGATGTCTGGCTGCTTGGCAGGCACAGAGTCGTTTGCGGTGACGCTACTGTGCAGAGCGACATCGACAAGGTCATGGACGGACAGCTTGCAGATATGTTGCTGACCGATCCGCCGTATAACGTGGACTACACTGGCAAGACCAAGGACGCGCTCAAGATACAGAACGACACCATGTCGGACGGAGACTTCAGGCAGTTTCTGCGGGACAGCTTTGCAACCGCAGACACGGTTATGAAGCCCGGAGCGGTGTTCTACATCTGGCACGCTGACTCTGAAGGCTACAACTTCCGAGGCGCCTGCTTTGATGTTGATTGGGAAGTGCGCCAGTGCCTGATCTGGGACAAGGACGTGATGGTCATGGGACGCCAAGACTATCATTGGAAACACGAGCCGTGTCTCTACGGGTGGAAGAAAGGCGCAGCACATCTTTGGGCGTCGGATCGTAAGCAAACAACGATCCTCAAGTTTGACAGGCCAAAACGTTCAGAGTCGCACCCGACTATGAAGCCGGTCGATCTGGTTGCGTATCAGATAGAGAACAACACCAAAGGCGCTGACCTTGTGCTGGATGTCTTCGCTGGCTCCGGCAGCACGCTGATAGCAGCAGAAAAGACTGGACGCAACGCACGCCTCGTAGAGCTTGACCCGAAATACTGTGACGTGATCGTGAAGCGCTGGCAGGACTTCACAGGACTAACCGCAACGCATGAGGAAAGCGGAAAGAGTTTCAATGGCGAACAAGACCAAGAAAACACCAGAGATCATTGATCGGTTCCTCGATGAGATCAGGAACGGACGCAGCGCTGCTATGGCCTGCAAGCAGCCCGGCATGCCGCATAGCAAGACGATCTGTGCGTGGATGCGTGACGACGCTGCCTTCGCTGCGCAATATGAGAAGGCAAAGGAAGAGCGCGGGAACTACTACGGAGAGCTTGTGGCAGAGATCAGCCTCGCGGGCCTGCAAGGCAAGTACAAGGACAGCGGGATGCTTCGCGCTGCTATCGATGGGCTGAAGTGGTCCGCGGCACGAATGGCGCCGAAAGCATATGGCGACAGGATGCAGGTGGAGCATAGCGCCGATGGCAATTACTTAGATGCGCTGAAGGAAGTGCAGAGCAGGGTTGAGGGTATAGATACACATAACCTACCACTACGCGCGCGCGACGGCTCTGCGGGCCCGAAACAGGGCAAGAAGCCGACGATTCAGTAGGTCGTTAGGCTATGTGCCTGACGAAACTCTAGGCTGGCTGCGGGTTTGCGGCGACGGTAACAAAATTGGTAACAAAAGAGGTGGCTATTTGCTGACACCCCCCCCCTTGAAATATCGCGGGGGGCAGGTCTTGCGCTATACCCCCCTCAAAACCCCTGATTGGATGCGAGGTATGGACCCCTCCTTTCGTCAAAAGGCGCGGAGCCTTGGGTTTGTCCGGGTCTACACACAATGCTTTTGATGTCTTCCCGCGCGTTTCCTCGGCGACATGGCGTGCGGTGAAGGGCAACGCCTTGGTCCTGTAATAGAGTATAGGCGAAATCTTTAGAACACCCAGTTTGGCTTGGGCTGTACCTTGTTTTGTAACGTTAACCAACTTCTGCGAGCCGTTTTGGCGGTTAGTTTTTTGGTGTCGCTGCAAGATTTTGTGTTCTGACAGCAGTCCAAGCCAATCCCGTTTGAGGCTTTTATGAAGGATTTCAGCGACACGCTTTTAAAGCTGCGCAACGACCCTGAGTTGTTCGTGCGCCATGTGATTGGTGCGGAGCCGCAGGCGTGGCAGGTTGAGGCTTTGCGGGCGATAGCGGCTGATGACAAGCTGGCTTTGAAGAGCGGGCATGGCATTGGCAAGACGGCGTTCTTATCGTGGCTTATCCTTTGGTGGCTTTTGACGCGCTACCCCACCAAGATTGTGGCGACGGCGAACACGGCGCATCAGTTGAATGATGTGCTTTGGACTGAGGTTGATAAGTGGGCGCGTCAGATGCCTGAAGGGTTCAGGAAGCAGTTAGAGTTTACCAAGGACAAGATATCGCTATCGGGGTCTTCGGACTCGTTCTGTGCGTTTCGCGTATCAAGGCGAGAGAACCCGGAGGCGCTTCAGGGCTTTCACTCAGAGAATATGCTGGTGATTGTGGACGAGGCGTCTGGTGTACCGGATGTTGTGTTTCAGGTTGGCGAGGGTGCGATGAGTACCCCCAACGCAAAGACGGTGTTGACCGGGAATCCCACCCGCGCCGAGGGTTTTTTCTACGATGCGTTTCACGGCAATCGTGAGCATTGGCGCTGTATGACGGTCAGTTGCGAGGAGGCAGACACGGTTGATCCGCGCTTTGTCTCGGACATGATGGCCAAGTATGGGCCGGACTCGAATGTGGTGAGGATCAGGGTCAAAGGTGAGTTTCCTACTCAGTCGGATGACGTATTGCTACCCCTTCACTTGGTTGAGGATGCGGTAAAGCGTGATGTTGAGGCAGCGCCGACGACGCCGGTTGTGTGGGGCGTTGACGTGGCGCGCATGGGAGGGGATCGCTCGGCGCTTTGCAAGCGGCAGGGTCAGGTGGTGTTGGAGCGTGTGAAGACATGGTCAGGCAAGGACTTGATGGAGTTGGCCGGGATCATTTTGACCGAGTATGAGGCAACGCCCTATTCCATGCGTCCTCAAAGCATTTTTATTGATTCGATTGGCATCGGCGGCGGTCTGGCAGATCGTTTGGCCGAGCTTGATTTGCCAGCGATATCGATAGCGGTGTCCGAGAGCCCCAGCTTGAAGGATCGTTTCATGCGGTTGCGTGATGAGTTGTTCTGGAAGGCGCGCGAGTGGTTTGAGGCACGCGATTGCAAGATACCGAATGACGAGACGCTGATCTCCGAGGTGACAGCGGTGCGATACAAGTATCAGTCGTCGGGCAAGCTGAAGATTGAGGGCAAAGATGAGATGCGGCGCCGCGGGATGCGCAGCCCGGATGCGTGTGATGCGTTTGTGCTGACATTTGCGCAAGAGGGCGCGGTGGCTATGGGATCGATGTCTAGGTGGATGGGTCGAGAGACGATGAAGCCGCAGACCGGGTGGATTGTGTAGGAGGCTGTTATGGCAGAAGCGAAGAAGAAGGCGGCGGCAAAGGCAGCGCCTAAGAAAGCGGCGAAAAAGCCTGCTGAGAAGGCTGGCATCTCTTGGGATGCGATGTCGCCGAAGCAGCGCCGCGAACATGAGTTGCAGGGCAAGTAATGGCTGAGAAAGACCCGCGTCTGAAGCGCGCCGGGGTCACAGATTTCAACAAGCCTAAAAGAACGCCTAACCACCCCACTAAAAGCCATATCGTGGTCGCCAAGGCGGGTGATCAGATCAAGACGATTCGTTTTGGGCAGCAGGGCGCAAAGACCGCTGGTGCGCCTAAAAAGGGCGAGTCTCGGCGCATGAAGATGAAGCGCAAGAGCTTTAAAGCGCGTCATGCGAAGAACATCGCAAAGGGCAAGATGTCGGCGGCCTATTGGGCTGACAAGACGAAGTGGAGCTAGTGATGCTGCGAAAGGGCAAGGCGAAGAAGGTCAAAGGCGTCGAGATCGGGTTTTTACCGGCAAGGACGCAGGCGGCCTACGTCGAGCATGGCAAGCACCACACCAAGAAGCACATCGAGGCGATGGTCCGGGCTCAGAAGCGCGGCGCCAGCTTCAGTGCGGCACACAAGCGTGTTCAACAGCGGATAGGAAAGTGAGGCAGTGATGTATCACGGTGGAAAGAAGAAGGGCTCCAAGAAAAAGGGCGGCAAGAAAAAATGATGTATGTCCGCGCGATGCGGGCACCAAAGCAGCAAGCCCCCGCGTTTCAGAAGTGCCGGGGCTGCGTGACCTACAAGCGATGCAAAGAGCGGGGTGTTTGTGATGCCGCGTCGGTTCAAGAAAGTCCCGAGGGACAAGAAAACCGGCCTGCCGAAAAAGTATCTGGCGGGGTCAAAAGATCGGGCGGCAAAGGCCGCAGAGCTAAAAAGAACGGCGGCGGCATACAAGCGCGGTGAGCGCATAGACATCGCAGCAGTTAGCAAATCGAGGGCAGCGCAAAATGCCAAAGGCAAAGCCACTAAGCGAAAAAACAAAAGCCGCTCTAAGAAAAAAGGCTGAAGGCACTCGCTTTACCTATGGCGAGTTGGCGCAAGTCTACAGGCGGGGTCAGGGTGCGTATTTAGGCGGTGG